TCACAATCTTCTCACGAGAAACAGAGCGACCCTGCATAAGGTAACTTCCTTCCTCGGCAATAATACCAAGCGTCTCTAATTCTCTAAGAAGCAAATCGTACACAGTATTAGCTTACCTCTCCATTCTGGTCAACAAAATCAAGGTCTGCTCCTCTTTTTTCGTCAACAAAATCCAAATCTGGAATGCCGTCATCGAATAAGTCATTAGACTTTGGCTTCTCTTCTTCCGTCTTATCTGCCCATGTTGGTTCTGGCTTCTTTACTCTACGAACCTTCAGTGGTTCCGCACCTTCTCTTGGGTCATGAACGTAAGACCCCTCTGGAGTTTCAACTTCCTCAAACTCTGGAAGATTCGTCTCTGGGCCTTGATCGGCAACAACTTCGGCAACAATCTCAGATGTTTCCTCTTCTACCAGTGATTCTTCTTTCTTTTTCTTTGAAACTCTTTTGGTCTTCTTCTTAGTAGTCTTCTTTGCTTCCGTCTCCTTAGCCTCGGATTTAGTTTCTGTGACCTCGGATTTTGGAGTATCTACCTTCTCAATACGGCCTTTGTTTTCTGCCAATTGAATTTCTGAGTCATCCATAAACTCCTCAGAAACAAAGAATACCGCTTTTGATGGAACGCTCATGTCAATACATCTAAACGAAACAGCATTCTTGTGGGTATTCAAGAAGTATTGTCCCTTGATATCTGCTTCAGATACATCACCTATAACAGACAAGAGGCCTCGCCTAATGGCAGCCTGCGTTGTTGAATCGCTAAATTGTTCTTGCGACATAGGAATCTTTGAATTGACCCTAAAGGTCTTGCCTAGCGCTCTTATGAATAGTTCGCCTTTGACTTTTTCGGTTACTTTAACTTGCATTTGTTATCTCCTTCTTTGTACTCTTTGTACTCTCTTAAATATTGTATCGTCTTTTTTCTTCAAGTTCCATGGTGCCATGTTAGAAACGGGAGCTTTACGATCTCTTTCGCCTTCAGGCCCCATCTTTCGCTGAACTGTTCTTTCTATACTTACCGCCGAATCGCTACGTTGGTCTGCTGGCGCATCATGCCCAGCAGAGCCCCACTCGGTCTGTAATCCTTCTTCATACTGCGAAGTATCAGCACCGGCGGGGTTGAATACTTTCTCTGGGTCGCTATCGCTAGGTAACTTACTTTTGGCCCCCCGTGTATCCCTGTCTTCTCTTGAACCAAACTCTGAAAAATCATCAGGTTCAGGAGAACCGTCTCGACCTCTTGTTCCGCCAGCGGCAGAACCCATATCAGGAGAATCACCAGGCATACCCTCGCTATAAGGGGTTGTAAGCTTGTAGCCCCTGCCATCGTTAGGGGCATGAGTTAGGTCATAAACATCTCGTTCACGAAAAAACGGACGAGTAAAAACCTCAGGAGGTTCTGAGCCCCTTTTAGCAGTCTTGAACTGTAGGAGATTAAACTTCATTATTCCTCTTCTGCAATATTCTTGATCAGGTTCAAAATACCAACCTTCGCTTCAGAAAGAGAAACAATATCTCCTGCTTCCGATTCTGTTAGTTCTCTACTTTCTGAAGCAGCACCATAGAAGGTTGCAAAAATCTGTTTATCCAAGTCTCCAATAGATGCCATCGTCATATCTTCAACGTTGTCTTTATTATCAAGAGACTTTTCGTTATTTCTTACATCGACTTCTGTTGGATTCGATGAAAGATTCTTGAATCTGTCAGGATGATTATGTAGCTGACTTGCAGAGCCGGGGTCGGCTGCTATAACCTTATGGGGCTTTCGCTCCATTTGGGTTCCCACGAAATCATCCCAGAATTTAGTTTCCCTATCCGGTTTATTGTCAGCAGCATATGCTTCTGCATGTTGCTGATGGCGAGCCTCGGCCAATGCATCCATCGGTTTCATGATGGCATCATCAACATTAGGGTCTCTGTGACGATTATCCGATGAACTCAACTGACCCTGAGTAACCTGATCGGCACTAGTTGCAGCCTTGTGAGGTTCTTGCATCTGTCCTTCCGTTACTATATCTAGATTTTCTCCCTGGCCTTCGCCTCGGACACCTTCTAGATGGGACTGTATGGTTTCTGTGGTAGAGCCAATACTTGTGCCTACCTCTTTTTGCTGGTCACCAAGCATCTTGTCATGAATCTTGGATTGAGCCGTTGTTTTTCTTAAGTTAAAGCCTGGCATGATTTTCTCCTTACTGTGGGCGATTAAATGGGTGGGCTTGGGATCTATTTGCCATATTTTTTGCCACCTGCTGACCTGAGCCATAGCCATAGGGAATTCCTTGCATGGATCTCCAAACAGTGTTTGACCCTTGTGGTGATACTGGCATACTTACCAATCTTCCTTGCGGTAATCCGCGAGTTGCTAACTGCCTAATGTTGTAACAGGCCCCAGCAAGGGCGTCAACAATGTCGTCTGTGTTGCAATCAGCATCGATTTTGGGCATTACTTTGTATGAATTACCTACCCATTTTCTCTGTAAATTTATCATCTCATTTTCCAAAAGTCTGTATCTTGGGATGAGAATCCTGTCAGAAATTACCAATTGATACAGATTGTCATATATCTCTTGCTTGTAAGGCCGTGTATACGGAGTCTGCTTAGCAGGAATACCGTGTTTTCTAAGTTTCTGTATACTTCCCTTACTATTCCAGTGATCATAAGTTACTTCGCCGAGATGGAATCTCTTGTTGATCTCAATCATATAATCATCAACTTCTTCAACTGGAATAACCTTATCAGCCAATGGAGACCAATGGGTTATGTGATCAACCACAATGCGATAATCCATCTTACCCGAATCTGGATGCAAAAATGTTTCTTGATGAACGATACAGAGAGCATAATTATGACTCGATGTCGCTGGATCTAAGTGAGCAAAATAAGTAAAGCCTGGCACGCCATGATTTACTATCTTCAAATTCGTATGACTAAAACAATTTGTAACCTTATCTCTCGGGAACAGAGATTCACCAGCCGTTCCAAAGAACTCAGCGCCGTACTCCATGCTAAATTTAGAATCTGACATATCAGGAGATTCTTGCATAAGAAGCGCACGAGGTAAGTTTGGATTGATGACCCAAGTAGGGGCTCTCATCATAAAGCGATGTTCAACCTGATCCGCCTTGCTGTATAAATCGTAAAATATGCCTTCTTTACCACGAGGGGTAGAGATACAGATTACTCGGCCATCTACTACTTGCTTAGTTTCAGTCGTTCCGTCAGGCAATAGTTTCTCCTTACCATTATCATCTAAAACTGCTTCCTTACGAACATAAGTCTTAGTTGCAGGAGTAAGGTTGTGATATAGCTGATCGCCAGAAGAGGCACCTGCTGTGTTTTTGTATGTACCAATTTCGTCAAACAGAATAGCGAAACAAGAAAGACCAACAAGTGAGTTTGAGTTTGAGTGACCAGCAACAATTTGAACCGAACCTGGCTGTATCGCTAGACCCTTGTCCGCTAGCTTCCTATTCGCCTCTTTGTCGTGAGGAGTTAGTAGATAGATTCTGTCGTCTGTAATCTTGCCAACTTTATCATCGAAGTAGGGTGACATCTGAATTTTTTGACGCATCTCTCTAAAGAGAATCTTCGCTTGATTAGAAGAGTTGGCAATCGTAAGAATGGTCATAGGGGCCGCTTGTCCAAGTTTGTAGGTTGCATAAGGGTTGCCCCCAGGCGTTTCAAGAAGACGCATCGCTTCATATAAGGCTACGATTGAAACGATGAAGTCTTTTCCACTACGACGACCCCAAACCAGAACGAGTTCTCTAAAAATGTTCTTGTTTTCCCACTTGTCTAACAAACTACCATTGTCAGCTTCATCCATTCCTGAATCTCTTATAAGCTTATTTTCTTCAGGTGTGAGTTTTAGGTTTTCATTACCAGGAGACCCCCTGTAAAAACACTTTAGCATAATCTCTTGAAAAGGATATAGCTTAATGGGGTTTGGATAGTGAGCAAAGCCCAACCATTTTTCATCGTCAACGAATTCTAAGATACTTGGCAGCTTAGCGCCAAATCTTCTTTTAACGTTATCCGCTTTTATATCATTCTTTATTTGTCGTAGAGACTCAGAGAGTCCCTCTTTTTTCTTCTTTACCATTTAATCCTCATTATGCCCCATAGTCTTGACCAACAATCCAGGCATACCAAGTAACTCCTTGGTCAACTGTAATCATCTTGAAGATATCTACCCGACCACTTGTTGATGACAACGTAGGAGCCGTTCCTCCAGGCCATTTTACAGAAGCAGGCCAAGTTATAGAATGGGGACCACTGCCCTGTTCTACAATCATTGTTAATTCATACTGATCATCTGTGCCTGGGGCATTCAAAAAAGTTATTGCTGATATACTATCAGTAAGGGCAAGCCGAAAACTATTACCTGCGTTCAACCCAATCTCCGTTGGATTTGCCACAGAATCTCCTACGCTGCCCATGTCTAAAAATTTTACTTTATAGTCTTGTAGAACTACGTTCTGCCAAGCACCATCGCCTGCGTTGCCAGCTATTTGTCCTGATGAAATCTGAATAGGTAATACCGTGCCGTTTCCATCATAAACTGCGCGTAGATTGCTATCCACGCCCAATCCATTATTGTTAGCATGGAATAGGTCTTTATAAGTATTCGCTGGTGTTTCGTTCTTTATGTCGCCTGGCATTTTTGTTTTATCCTATTAAAGATTATCCCATCCAATTCTTTCCCAACTAAGATCAATCTCATCCCACTGAACGTCATCGAAATCTCTCCATCTAGCAGCCTTGGTTCCAACCTCTGTTATCGGGTATCCCAAGAAACTTGATATATCTGCAAACGTCTGAGGAACCTGTATATACTGATCAATAAGAAACTCATCAATCGTAGTATATCCAAAATCGCTGCCATAATGCCTCAATACATGCTCTTGCAAAGTTCTAACAAACTTTTGTATTGGCCTTGAGAGATTGACGTGTTTTATGGCTATCATATTGTATGTTGCATCAATTGAATTAACCAGATGACGACGAAATCTGTTATACTGATTAACATCTGCGCCAAGAAGCTCAGACCGCATGCAGAGCAAGCCAGAAAGCGCATCAGAACCCATATCCTGTGCTTCAGCAATGGTTTCTGCTGTCAATCTGTAGTTGTACGTTCCTATCATCTGTATATAATCTGCCTAAAGACCCGGTATGGGTATGTTGCTAGTTGATCCTTCTGTCTTACTCGAAAATAGTAAAAAACTCCTCTTTCCAACTCTTCGCCTTCTTTATTTATGTATCTAACATTTTTCCCCACAAAGTTAGATGTAACGCCGTTAACGCTCATTGGTTCATAAACATTATTCTCATTTTGTCGCTCCCAATTAGTTACACTGCTTTCTGATTCTTTGCTTAGGACGATATCTTCTTCATCAAAATCAGCAGTTGTAGATACATCAAACTCAAACTGATAAAAAGCAAAATCATCCTCATTGGGATGTTCTAATTCAAAGACGAATTCCCAAGAACCCTCCACTCTTAGATAGATAGTGTTTATCGAATTCTTGAGAACATCATTTTGTGCAGCATCGAGAACAATCTCGCTCATAAGCTTTTCTGTTTCGTCTAGGTAGTCATTCAATAATGGGTAGTGAGCGGGAAAGGCTGTTGCATTTCTCTGAACAGCCATATTTATATATGAATGAACCAGGTTGAAGTAGTCATTCTTCCAGTCTGGATCTTCATATACGCTGCCAAGA